GGCGGCGTCACATACGACATCACGCCCGCTGGCCTGACCGCTGGCGTTGAGGACGCCACGGTCAACACGGGCTACGGGGGCGGCTTTTACGGCACCGGCTACTACGGCCAAGCACGCCCCGACACCGGCAACTATGGCGAGGTCACGACGTGGGCGCTCGACACCTACGGCCAGTATCTCGTCGCCTGCTCAAGCGCCGACGGCAAGCTCTACGAGTGGCAGCTTAACACCAGCACCCCTGCGGCGGTCATCACCAACGCGCCGACCGACAACCTCGGCCTGATCGTGACTGAGGAGCGCTTCCTGATGGCGCTAGGGGCTGGCGGGGATCCCCGCAAGGTGCAGTGGTGCGACTTCGAGGACAACACCCTCTGGACACCGGCCTCGACCAATCAGGCTGGCGACCAGCTACTCCAGACGACTGGCCAAATCATGTGCGCCGCTCGGACGCAGGGCCAGACGCTGATCGTGACAGATCAGGACGCGCACCGCGCCGTCTACGTCGGGGCGCCGTTCATCTACCAGTTTTCTAGGGTCGGCACAGCCTGCGGCGCAGTCTCTCGCAAGGCCATCGCCGACACGGCTGGCGGCGTCTACTGGATGGGCCAGCGCGGCTTCTACTACTACGACGGCTCCCGCGTTCAGGAGGTGCCATGCCCAGTGTGGGATCGCGTCTTCCTCAACATCAACACCGCGCAGGTCACCAAGTCGTGGGCCGTGGCCAATGGCCAGAACGGCGAGGTGTGGTTCTTCTACCCGTCCGCCAACTCCACCGAGATCGACAGCTACGTCGCCTACGACTTCCACGACGGCCACTGGCTCGTCGGCTCTCTTGACCGCACGGCTGGCGTGGATCGCGGCATCTTCCGGCAGCCCGTGTGGGCCTCGTCGGCTGGCCGCCTCTATGACCACGAGACGGGCTTCAACTACGACGGGGCCGAGGTCTACGCCGAGAGCGGGCCGTTCCGCATTGGCGCTGGCGACAATATCGCATCGGTCAGTGAGCTTGTGCCTGACGAGCTTAACCTTGGCGACGTGACGGCCACGTTCAAGACGCGCCTCTACCCCACGTCTGATGAGACATCCCACGGCCCCTACACGATGGGCAACCCGACGAGCGTCCGCTTTCAGGGCCGCCAAATCAGGATGCGGCTGAGTGGCAGCGTCGGCGGCGACTGGCGCGTCGGCAAGTTCCGCTTTGACGTGAAACCGGCGGGCCGCAGATGAGCGCGATCCTCCCGCCACCCGTCGGCCCCGACTGGAAGGTCTGGGGCCGTCAGCTTTCGACCTACCTCGGGCGGGCGCTGTCGCGGATGCAGTTCAGGGCTGGCGATCCCGTGCCAGCCGAGAATGGCATCCTGCTCTGGGATGACGTGGCGGGCTACCCTGTCGTGTCGAAGGGCGGCGAGTTCCGGCAAATCATCTTGGAGGATGGCCACTATCGCGGCGTGATCAATAGCAACGTCACGGCGGCGGCGGCGGACACCGCATACGCCTTGACTTACACCTCGACCGCCTCTGAGGGCATTGCCAATGGCACACCGGCAAGTCGCATCGTGTTCAGCGAGGCGGGCGAATATGTGGTCAGCTTCTCGGCGCAAATATCGTCGTCCACAGCAAGCTCGGTCACATTCCGGTTTTGGCCGCGCATCAATGGCACAAACGCCACTGGGGCCACGATGGTGACGAGCCTGCATAACAACGGCGCAACCTTTGTTGCCTCGCGCACAGCCATCTTCACTGTGGCGGCTAACGATTACTTAGAGGCAGTCTGGGCCACGATTGATACAAATGGCTTTCTGGACGCCACGGCGGCGACAGCCTACGCTCCTTCTGCCCCAGCCAGCACCATCGCGATAACAAGGGTCCACGGATGACAGCGCTGGTCGCTGATGATAATATCGCTGCAAGGGTCCGCATATACTACGTTCCTCGGGCCTCTATAGACGATCACTGGCCAGCGATCTTGGAGCTACTCGCTCCGGCCATTGAGAGAGAGGCGAGGAACATCGGGCCGGAACACGTTTACGACGACATCGCCGCTGGCAATTCGCTGGCGTGGGTCGTCGAAGTAGAGGACAAGCTGGTCGGCTCATTCGTGACGAGCCTCGTGCAGCACCCTCGCCGCCGCACTCTCCGCATAGACTACCTAGCAGGGTCAGAGTTGAGCGAGTGGTGGGCAGAGGCACTGAGTGCCGTCGAGATGAGCGCCAAGCAATGCGGGGCGCAGGCCATAGAGGCCAACGGTCGAGACGGATGGACACAATACGCCCGAAAGGTGGGCTTTGAGCGGCGCTGGTCGCACTTTGAACTGGAGATATAGATGGGCGGGTCAAACACCACGACGGAGTCAACGAGCTACACGCTGCCACAAGAGCAGCAGGATATGCTCAGTGGCCTCTATTCATACGCCGGAAACTTACTTTCCAATGGCGTGCAGCCATACACCGGACCCATGACTGCGGAGTCATCGCCGCTATCCGGCGAGGCCGCCGACATTTACCGCAGGATGACCGAAGACCCCAACGTGGCGGGGCGCACGCAAGAAAATTTTGCTGCCATGAAAGAGGCCGTGCTTGACCCTCAAGTCGCGGCAATGGCGCGGCAATATGCCCAGCAGGAAGTGGGCCATCAGGGCGACCTCATTAGGGCTGGCGCGTTTGGTGGAAGCCGTCGCGACATCTATGAGGGTGAGCGTGCCGGTGCCTACGAGGGCAATGTCGCAAATCTGATGGCGCAGGGCTACTCGCAGGCGCAGGCCAACGCCTTGGCGCAGGTTGGAGCCGAGCAGGCCGCCCTCGGGTCGGCAGCCGCTGGCCTCGGCGGCCTCGGCGCGGCGGAGACGCAGCTTGCGTTGCAGAACCTGCAAATGCCGTATCAGCAGTATTTGTTCCAGCAGCAGTATCCGCTGTCTGTGCTTCAGGGCGCAGCTGGCCTTCCGTATGGCCACCAATACGGCGGCAGCATGACAGGCACGGTGACCAAGCCGTATGACTGGTTTGGCGCTCTGACAGGCGCTGGCCAAGCGGCTTCGATGTGGTTGTAATGGCAGACTACCGGCAAATAGCAACGCAGGCGGCCCAGACCTACGGGATACCCGTAGACACGTTTCTGAGCCTGCTTGGCGCTGAGAGCAGCTGGAACCCAAGCGCATTAAGCCCAAAGGGCGCTATAGGCATTGGGCAACTTATGCCCGCCACGGCAAAGGAGCTTGGCGTCGACCCTTACGACCCCGAGCAAAACATTTACGGATCGGCGAAATACCTCGCGCAGCAGTTCAAGAGGTTTGGCGATCCGACTCTGGCGGTGGCGGCATACAACGCCGGTCCAGCCGCAGTGGCAAAGTATGGCGGAGTGCCGCCTTATGAAGAGACGCAAAACTACGTTGCAAGAGTATTGGGGACGCAAATGGCCGACCAAATGACACCGCCGCAGATGGCCCCGCAGCAAGCGGCTGGCTACCAGCCGTTCAGCCCAGACAACCTGTCGCGCAGTCAGCGCACGATGCTCGGCTTCGCCGCCCTTCGCGACGCGGCAGCCGCGCTGCGTGGCAACCAGACGAGCTATTTTGGCGAGGCGCTGGGCGGGCTACAGCAGGAGCATAAATACGGTCAGGAGCTTGCGTTCCGCCGCGATCAAGAGCAGCGGCTGATTGATG